CCCCCTTTCCCACCTTATCAATCTTCTTCGGCAAGTCGTTTGAAGAAATCGAGATCATCGTCGTCTTCATCGACCGTAGAAGCTGCAGCAGGTGCAGCAGCCGCCTTGAAGGTAGGCGCAGGAGCTTTATACTCCTCTTCATCACGATCAACTCCGCGAATCTTGGCAGGTTCCGCAGAAAGAGCCAAGACAGTGTTCAGACGAGTCTTGAGATCCTCATAAGACTTGAATTGCTTTTTATCTACGAGTTCCGCAAGCGAATACTCTTGAGTGTAGACACGTTCAAGCTCACTGTCATCATCGAACAGTGGTGCGGGAGAGTCGAATTCTGACTTATCGTAATTAGGCCAACCTTCGACCTTACGAATTTTGAGCTTGAAATTAGCACCGTTCCAAAGATCGAAAGGATTTACTGGCTTCTCGTCCTCAAAACCTGGGTTCATGAGGTCGTTAAGCTTATCGAAGATCTTCTTTCCGTACTTGTACAGGAAGACCTTACCTTCGTTCGCAGGATTGCCTGGATCCTTCACAACATAGATGTTGCTGTGGTATGCCAAGCGGCGCTTCTGCTTGCGTGCGATCTCCTTATCAGAGTCAAGACCAGTGTTCCAAAGAACGCTGTTGTATTCTGACACGGGATCGTCTTTACCGAGAGTCGTCAACGACTTCTCGATATACCAAAGACCTGTTGGTCCTTGGAATCCATGGTCCCAGATGCGAGTGAAAGGAATGTCTTCGTTGACTGGCGCAGGAAGGAAACGAATCACGGCGTATCCGTTACCAGCCTTATCGACGGTAGGCTTCCAATATTTGCCCTCATCGGGATCTGAATATGTGGTATTTTGTTTAGCAAGTTCTTTAGTGAGCCTCTCAAAAGAAGAGCTGGAAGAACGCTTGAGGTCTGCAAATGACATAGTTATCTCCTATATGTCGGTGTGTTTCGAAGTATTTAGATTGCAGCGAACTGCAATTGTATTTATCATGAAGTAAAAGCATCCTTGACAATTTTTCTACATTTAAATGCATCATAATGAAAAAAGGGCTTATACTTCAGCAGCTTCTTGTGGATGCTGGGCCATAGGACACCATCCTCAATCTTCTTGTTCCAATGACCGAAGAACCCGAAGATATCATTGAGGATAATCACCGTCTCGATAGAAATCTCTCGACGAAGATATTGTTTCAGTAAGAAGGGATGTTGCCCATTCTTTACAATAACACAATCATTGAAATTTGTACATAGTTTTTTTACGTCTTCTTCGAAGATATAAGAAAGAGACTGCTGTCTCTTCAACCATTCATTGTACACTTTCTCTGAGTCATCATCAAACAGATCGCCTATCCATTTCAAATCGCCATCTACAAAGTTGGCAACCAGATATTTGAGCGGATCTTTATGTTTCGACAACTTATAGAACTGATACTTGTCCTTACGTACATCAAAGCTCGAAGGCTTTGCACCTATCTTACCGTTGTATTTGATGTAGTCATAGCTGTCTGTTGTGAAGTGGTTTTTAAGGGCGAGGAAAGTGGTGTAGCTCTCGAATGGAGTCATACTGGTAGCTTAGCCCTCTTTGGCAAGAAGTTAAGATCTTCTGCTTCGTCTTGTAGACGAGCCTTGATACGAATGTTACTGCGAATGATACTCGCGGCAGCCTCGATCTCGATGTTATTCTTTTCACAATAGTGGACGACGGCATCCATATAATCTAAATCATAATTAATAACCAATCGTTCAATTTCTTTAATGAACTTTTCAGAAGTCAATGCTTTCGTTGAAATGACGTCGTCCACCATAATAATCATCCTCTATAAAAAATGTGTGCACCAATCTTAGTCGTACGAGCAAACACTCTACCCCATGACGGACTTACGTAGTCAGCGTGGTAAAACTTTGCTCCCTTTGTTACGTCACCGTAATTTCCGAGATACACATGTTCGGCGATTTCCCTTGCTTTTGCAAAGGCTACACCATCACGAATTCTTTTTCCACCCTCACACTTCCATGAAAATTGGCATACGCGCGCAGTTCTCTGATTGATAACTCCACATGGCGTGCTTGGGAAACGATCGTCTTTTGCGCGGTTCAAAACAACATTGTTTACCGCAATCCTACCTTTATAAGGTTCATGGCCAGCTTCGAAGTATGTATTCTCGGCCATGCATTGGATTTGTTTTTTGTCGTAGTTGCTCAGATAGACTGGCTTCTTTACGACCTTTTCTTTTTCGATTACCTGAATAACTGGGACCTTTACGATCTTGACTTCAGGTTCTTTGTTTGGTGTAGCCAAAGCCACACCTGTTACTGCAATGATACCTATGACAAAGCCTTCGGCCCAGCGTAGATACGGGAAATCTTTTCTAGTTTCGAAAAGTTTCATGTTCTTCCTCTTAGTCTCAATGACTTTGGCAAACAGAGACTACTTTACAGGCATCCCAGCCATATAGTTTTCTGCCGCTATAAGAAGATACACAAGAGAATAACGAAGTATCTTCCATCCATTTCCCTCTTACTGGAAATGCAAAATCATTAGTGTTTTCGTCGGTGGCATCCGAATGATGCCGCTTTCTAGCCATCTAAGACTTGAAGTTTTGCAAGAGTCAATGGAGGATTCTAACCTCCGTCGTGATATTTTATTTATACTACCGCCAGCAGTTTTTCTGGCGACTCGTAGCACCAGTCATTCAACTGGTAGTAAGTGGCCCGTTCTGTTCCAAGGTGGAGCCATACCCGTGTAGATCATGCCGCTAGGCGGATATCTGCAAAGCTATCGTTATCGTTAGCATTTATGTTTAGTGGCACTTTGCCAAGCAATCAGTCTCAAACCGCCCTATTACACGAAAATCGAATTCCATAGTCACCCCCATCATGGACACACGTTGCGCAACTCAGTCAATCTGTCGTGACATTACATCCTGTGCAATGTGGTTGAAAGACTGTGTGTCCATGGTGGAGGTGCGGGGAGTCGAACCCCGGTCTTTCCGCCTTTATTGTTGATTGTCAACAACTGATATTCTATTTATACCCCAACGGGCTTTAATTGTACATGCTTAATTGCACCAAGATTGCTTTGCATCACCAAAATATGCACGTGCAAAACCATTCTTGATGAGAAGGTCTCGAAGGCTCATGCCATCAAGGAGAATATCTCCAAGAACACGTCCACCGAACTTATCCCAATCGTACAGAACAACCTGATGCTTCTTTGTAGATTTGATTACCAAATTGGTGAATTCACTAGATTGTTCGCCACGCTTCTTCTCGCTCTCACACTTGGCACGAAAGCTCTTTTCAGGTGTATCGACACCAAAGATACGAACACCAAGTTCAGGCTTTAGAGGAGCTGGCAGGTATGGTGCAGTGATTACTATCGTATCACCATCAATCGCACGAACAATGGTAGTGTCATATGTCACACCTGTAGGTGTCTTCTGTGCAATAGCTGGAGTTGCCAGCAACACGAGTGCTAGCGCAATAAAATTTTTCATGTATTATTCCTTAGTTACAACGGGTTTCCCAATAAACGTAGCGTTCGCCACGATACCATTCGGTGATTTGTTCACGAACGCAATAGCGTCTATCATATCTATAATCTGGTGGATAGTAGCGATTATCGTCGCGCGGCTCATAATCTCTTTCTCGCTCACGATCCCTCTCGCGATCGCGATTACCTGAGCTGAGAGCACCAACTACAACACCACCGATGATAGCGCCGCAAAGCCAGCCACAGCCAGCTTTACGACGCTCTTGCTGGACATGGTCGCGATTTCGATCTCGACGATGATCAGCAAAGGCAGGAGTAGAGATTAGCATACTACCGACAACTAAAGATGCAATTAATTTTTTCATATGTAGTCCTCGTCAATATCTGCAAACATCACTCGTTTTCTTGGATCGCCAGCGGCAATGCATCGAGTGAGTGTCAGCGCTTCTTTGTAATTCTTCGTGTGGAACATCACCGGGAAAACGATCTCATCGTCATCCTCGGTTTCGAAAGACATTCCTACAAAGTAAGTACCATTTTCTTCTACCATTCACTTATTTATTATCGGTAGATTTTTCCTTCTTGAGCTTCTCACGCTTGCGATCACCGAGCCAGAAGAGACCGACGAATGGACCACCAATAACTACGGCAGTGAGTACAAGCGGCCACAATAGCGAACCAAGAAAACATACCCACAACAGACCGGCTGGATCACCACCATCTAGATCAAACCGCCCGATACAATATGTACTGACTGCAAAGAGTACAATAGCAACAATTAACCATAACCACATATTAAGCTTCCTTCCTACCAAACTTCTGACCAATTTTGAAGATGCCGATCAAAGGCAAAGATATCGGCCAAGTAAGTGCGACAGCAAATGTTCTCAAAGCATAACCGACAACTCTATCTTCACACACCTGCTGACCTGTTTCACCATAGTGCTTAGGATCACGATAAAACAAAGTCTTATAATTCATGCCTGCATAGAACGTCCGTCCTAAAAGCAATGCAATAAAACCATATAACCAAAACATAACTTAACTCCTTATTCTTACATAACTAATTGAATCATAACCAGGATAACCATCTGCCCACTGATTACGAGCTTGTTCCTTGAAACCGATAGATTCTGCATTCTGCTTAAAGTATTGCTTAGCTGCAATCTGCACACCATATTCGGTTTCAGCCTGAATCTCAAAGCTATCTGAGTTCCAAACCTTTTTGAATGTAACCTTATACGTCTTGAGCTTCTTGAGCTTCTTGATCTTATCCTTTGTAGAACCGGGCTGACTGTTGAGGATCTGATTGAACTTACTCTCGCTTAGAGAAGCAAGAGGTCCCCAGGATTCTGGGGACCGACTCTTAACCTCAAACATCATGCTGCGTCTGCAAATTCGATGGCAGTTTCCAATGCCTTCGTCTTGAGGTTCTTGTTCGAACCGTACCAAGCAGAAGTCATACGATTATCTGCATTGCGACCAATCATGTGATCAGTCATGAAGGTAACCGCGTTGAAAGCCTGCCACCAACTACCTTCGCCAAACTCGGCACCAGGCTGTTGGTCCATGATTTCGAGAGCGATACCAGCATTCTTGCTGAGATCTTTCTTCGAACCAGTGACAGGGAACACACGTTGGAAATACTCGACGATGTTCTCGTCAGTGTAACGCTTCGAA